GTCAACCACCTCTTCTGTTCTAGCATCAAAACCTTTACCTTTACCACTAGCCTCTATTTTATTCCATATTACTTCAGGATTAAGACCACAGTTTTCCATTATCGTTTGAAATGGAGAACTACAAGCATTTGCAATTATCTCTGCCCCGGTAACTTGATGTTTATTTTCATATCCTTCTAATTCTGGCTCATTACAGGAGAGTAAAGCTATACCACCTCCAGCAACAATACCTTCATCTAAAGCTGCCCTAGTAGCATTAAGTGCATCTTCTACCCTGTCTTTTTTCTCTTTCATTTCAAGTTCTGACTGGGCTCCGATTCTTAAAATAGCTACACCACCAGCTAATTTAGCTAGTCTTTCTTGGTTTTGTTCTTTGTCATAATTAGAGGTTGAATTATCTATGTCGTGCTTGATAACATTTATTCTTTCCTCTATTGCTTCTACAGAACCTGCACCATCAACAATAGTTGTCTTTTTATTATCAATGGTTACATTTGCAGCTGTACCAAATACTTCAGGCGTAATTTTATCTAATCTCATACCTCTATGGTAAGAAACGACTTGCCCTCCTGTCAAAGCTGCAATATCTTCTAAGTATTGGTTTCTTTTTTCACCAAACCCAGGGGCTTTGACAGCAGCTACTTTTAGGGTACCTCTAATTTTATTTACAATTAGTCCAGCTAGTGCTTCACCATCAACATCCTCAGCCACAATTAGTAAAGGCTTATTTTGCTGAATTGCTGCCTCTAATACCTTTACAATATCTTTTATAGAGGTTATTTTTTTATCATACAAAAGAATCCAAGGATTTTCTAATTCAACCCTCATATCAGTGTTATTTGTAATGAAATACGGAGATAGGTATTTACTTTCAAATTGCATACCCTCGACCATTTCAAGTCTAGTATCTCCTGTTTGAGACTCCTCAACCGTAACTACTCCCTCTCTACCTACTTTTCCAATTGCTTCAGATATTAAATTACCAATTTCAATATCGTTATTTGCGCTTATTGTTGCTACATTTTTAATGTCTTCTTCAGAGCTAATTTCTTGGCTGTTACTTTTTAAAGACTTAACAATGTCCTTTACAGCTTTATCAATTCCTCTTTTTAATTCAATTGGGTGAGAACCTTGTTCAATTGCTGCAAAGCTTTGCTTAATTATAGAAGAAGCCAACACAGTCGCCGTTGTAGTTCCATCTCCTGCCTCGTCATTTGTTTGTTGAGATACCTCTTTTACAATTTGAGCACCTGCATTTTCTAAAGCATCTTCTAGTTCTATGGCTTTAGCAACTGTAACTCCATCTTTTGTTGAGTGATATTCTCCATATTCTTT